CTTCGACGTGTAAAGTCTCATCTCGAACTGACCATGTTACAATCTGTCCCATACCTTTCATAAGGTTATGTCTTGGAAAGTTCAATAGAATAGCAAAACTACTAAACAGTTGAACTCCTTCGGTAAAGGCCGAATAGATTGCCATTGTTTTAGCAATATCCATAGGAGTTTCCATACCGAAGTTACCAAGATACTCATGTTTATCAAGCATTTCTTTGTGCTCGAAAAACTTCTGGTACTCATCATCCCTGAAACCCAAGGTTTCTAGTAATAATGAATACGCTTCTTGATGCACCGCTTCCATAGCTGCAAAAGCGGATAACATCATTCTTACCTCAGGCTGCTTAAAGGTAGGAAGGTAATGCTTTGCATACCCACAACATACATCTACGTCAGCCTGTGTAAAAAATCTAAAAATCTGTCCTAGTAATCTTTTATTGCCTTCAGACATCTTTTCTCTGTAATCTTTTAAATCATCTGCAAGGTTAACCTCATCAGGTAACCAATGCATATGTTGTTGTTGTTTGTAATACTCAAAAGCCCAAGGATAGTTAAAGGGCTTGTAATATTCTCTTTCTTCTAATAAATTCATTTTTTCACCAATGATGTACTACGTTTGCTATAATAAGAATTACGCACATTAAATTTGAAAACACTATTACAGTTCTTATTATCGCAACTGCATTATCATTAGCAGGATCAAATCCATCATCCTCGCTATATGACCCCAAAGCGTGCTTCCAAACTGTCCAAACTTTAGCCTTCACAAGCCAAGCACCCTTCTTCGTCTATACTATCAAATATATACTGTCGTAAGACTTCATCAGATACATTTTCTGCACGTTTCATTGCCTCACTTCTTAAATAATATAGAGTTTTTACTTTCTTTTTCCAAGCCATCATATGGATAGCATGTAATTCTTGTTTGGATACATTAGATGGAAAGAATATATTTAAAGACTGGCTCTGACATATATCTTCTTGCCTATCTGCTGCCATTTCAATAACCCAGCGTTGGTCTATTTCCACAGCCGTTTTAAATATTTCCTTAGTCCACTCGTCTAAAAAGTCTAAGTGCTGTACTGAGCCTCCATTCGTAATAATACTCTTCCATACTTCATCTGTATCTTGGTCTATTTCCTGAAGTGCGTGCTCTAAATACTCGTTCTTTAGAAGAGACGACCCTGATTTAGTTTTTTGTGTAAACGCATTAGCCCTATAAGGCTCAATGCTGGGAGAAGTATTACCACAAATAATACTGCTGCTAGCATTAGGAGCCACAGCGAGCAAATGAGCATTCCTAACCCCAGTATTAATCCCGTCAGGGCAAGGGCCACGCTCTTTAGCCAGTTGTCTTGTTGCATTTTGTGCTTCTCCTTTAATATGCTTGAACATCTTAATGTTCCTGCCCTTTGCCATAGCACTTTCAAAAGGTACATTATGTCGTTGCAAATATGCGTGAAATCCCATAGCCCCAAGGCCGAGACTACGCTCTGATTTTGCACTGTTTACAGCTTTCCAGAGTTCTGGAGGTGCTGTATCACAGAAGTGAGTTATTACATTATCTAACATTCTGATTAGATCAGGGATAAAATCTGAATTATCTTTCCACTCATCATACTCTTCCAGATTTACACTAGATAAACAACATACCGCAGTGCGTTCGTTATTAGTTGCAAGAGTAATTTCAGAACATAAGTTAGAATGGTTTACTTGTAGCCCAAGTTCTTTTTGAAATTCTGGTAATGCTGCCTGTACAGTGTCTGTAAACATAATGTACGGTTCACCAGTTTCAACTCTATTCTGGATAAGTTTTACCCAGAGTGTCTTTGCTGAAACAGTTTTAGTTACTTTCTTAGTGTGTGGGTCAATTAAGTCCCATGAATCATCAAAACCCTCTACTCTAGTAGCTTGCTCTATGATATCCATAAACCTATCGTTAATAAGAATACCATGATGAAGATTAACAGACTTTCTGTTAACATCACCGCCTGTAGGTTTACGAACATCCAAAAACTCCTCAACTTCTGGGTGAGATATGTCCAAATACGCTGCATAGCTTCCTCTCCTTGTTACACCTTGTGAAAACGCGAGCATCTCTGCATCCACTACCTTCATGAATGGGATAACTCCTGTACTTTCCGAACCATTCGACGTTGTAGAGCCTACCGAACGTACATTGCTCCAATAGCCCCCAACGCCACCCCCCACACTAGACAGAAAGGCATTTTCAGTGTAGTGACTAGTGAGCCCTTTTCTACTATCTTCAACAAAGTTAAGAAAGCAACTAATAGGCAACCCTCGGGTTGTTCCACCATTAGAAAGTATAGGAGTAGAGAACATAAACCAAAGTTTACTAGCATAATTATATAATCTCTGTGCATGTGCATCATCATCAGAGAACGCTTTAGCCGCCCGCGCAAACGCATCTTGGGGAGAGTCTTCCCCTGGCATTAAGTATCTATCTTGCAGAGTTTTATGACTAAACTCTGACAAGTAATTGTCTCTGTTGTAATTTATATTCATATGAAGTTATCCTTAATCTCGGCAATATTTTGCTTACCAATAGCATCGTCGCAGTATGTTACTAAATCCATTAGTTCATAGTTTTGTAATATCTGCTTGTAATTCTCATTCAGAGACTCAATATATTTATACCGACTAGGAATAGGAGCAGCATCATGGATACTAAACGCATCTCCATATTCTCGTATTAATGTTAAAGCTCTCTTTGGTCCAATGCCAGGAATTCCTGGAACATTATCTCCTTTATCTCCTGTCAAGCATTTTAGAGATATAAACTCCTCTGGAGTCACATCATAATGGTCTGACCAGTTATTTATAGTTACTTCTTTACGATTAACGTAAGAAAACCTACTAACACCTTCTTGAATAAGTAAGTCCCAGTCCCTATCACTAGAGATTAGCCACATATTCGTGAATCCGTAAGCATCTTTATTTTTTACTAAGTGTGCTGCGATGTCATCTGCTTCTACACCAGCAAATTGTAGTACCGGCCACTCTATAATATCTAAAGTACACTGATACTCGTCAAAAAACTCTTCAAACGCAATTTTTTCTTCTTCCGTTTGAGTTGAATACTTTTCTTTCCTATTCTGTTTATAGTCAGAGCGTATACCCTTTCTATAGGTAGAAGAACCTTGGTCTGCTGTGATTATTACTTGATTACACTTGTAGGAATCCGCAAGAGACTGTACAGTTTTAATGTATTCGTATCTAAAATCTGATCTGCCTTGGTGTTTCCATCGAAATGCTAAGTTTAGCGCATCAACTACAAGTGTGCCTGTTTTTCTTTGAGAATTAAAATTAAGTGCCATTTATAAATTCTACCTTTTCTTTTTTTAACCAATCCTCTGCGAGAGAAACGTAGCAGTTTAAGTCACTAACATAAATATAAGATATATGTGAGGGCTTTACTTCTGTACCTACATATATTTTTGATCTATTATACTTGAAGAACAGAAGAGGTTTTTGTCCTCCTCCGTCTGCTTGTATAAGTAACTTTTTCCACCACTTAGTTAAATGATTAGTCTTCTTTTGCGTTAGTATCTTATCAGTGAGCGGTGACTCAGCATAATTCTTTACTTCAATACAAAAGAAGTTTTTCTCATTAGGAACATATAAATCTCCTTTTAAATACTCAAGAGCACCTGACATTGGTACTCTCTCAAACTGGAGATTTGTATACTCTCTTAATAAGTCCCTTACTAGATATTCCCCTCTAGCACCCTTCGCTCTACTATCTACCATTACTCTAACCTACTTATATTTTCTTTCTTTACTACTTCGATTTTATCGAGAAGTGGGTGTGTCCATTCATGAGAGACTATATAAGTATTCAAATCTTCGTTGATTAGAACTTCTATTAGTTTCTCTCTTCCAACATCATCTAATACTGCAATAACTTCGTCTAAGAAAAGAATGTTGAGTTTAGACTTAGATATACTACTCATTAGCTTTCTTATAGCTATCAGTGTAGCGGTATTTACTCTAGCTAGTTCTCCTGAAGAAAGTGCGAGAATATCTACTATTTTGCCGTTATCTGTAACTTGTACATTTAACTTATCATTAGAGACTACAAATTCAAGAGTAAATCTACCATCAGACAACTCTGCAAGATAAGTATTCGCTAATTCTTCCAATTCTTTTACAAGGTTTTCAATCTTGTATGCAAGCAAACCATTAGTGCTGAACGCTTTTTTAAGTATTTCCAAGTTAGAGATAAGATCCTCTTGCTTACTTAATACATCTTGAACTTCTTCAAGTTGTTTTAAAAATCCTTCGGTCTGCTCTTGTATTACTTGGATTCTGGTGTTATGCTTCGTCCTGTTTTGGTTTTCCTTTGCTGCGCTCTCCAACTGCTCCTTTCTCTGAAATAAGTCAGTTCGTATGTTCTCCAGCTTGCTTTCAAGCTCTCCTTTATCCAGGAGTACCTTAGGGAGATCGTGGTCAATACTTCGATAAATTTCCTTCCAATCAGTTTCAAGATTCTGAATACGAGTGAACTCGTTATTATTCCTTTTAATTTCTTTAATTTCTGCTTCAATTTGTTCAATTTTTGCCTCCGATTCTAATACTTTTTTAGCCTCTGTGCTTGTTAGTGTTTCTATAAAACTAGGGTCTACAACTTGCTCGCAAGTAGGGCAAATATCTCCTAATGTACTTAGCTTATTTAAAAGTCGTTTTGACCCCGCTGCGATTTGAGTATGATTACCTACATCAGCTTGTAGTGTATCATAAGACTTCCGTTCCTTTATTGATGTACTTTGTATTTCTTGTAAATCAATCTGCCCCAATAGCTCACGTAGTTGTCCGTTTTTTGAAATTTTTTTATTTTTCTGTGAAATATTTTCAATTTCTTCCGTTAAAGTGTGGAACTCTTTCTCATGCTCTTCCGTATTTATTTCTAAATTTATCATTGGAAGTATCGTAGTATCACTCAATTTGTTATCTGAGAGCCATTTTTCTATCGTGTTAACAGTTGCTTGCATCCCGTTAATTTCAAGAGTAATCTGTCTAGCTTGCTCTTTAAATACTTCGAATAGACCTACATACCCTTCAAGATGTAATAGATCAATTAAAAATTTCTTACGATTTGTATCTGTTGCAGTTAGAAATTGTAGACTCGCATTTGTACTTTGGTATACCAACTGAGAGAAAGTTTTAAAGTCTACTCCAATAATCTCTTGTATACTTTTATAGGTATTGGTAGCAGTATGACTAGATATATCTTCGCCATTCTTTTCCAACCTAACTTTTACTGTGGTTTTTCTATCTATACTTACGGAATAAGTATCAGTATCTTTAGTAAAAGTTAATTTTATATTATAACCCTTACCTACATATCTATTGGGTATATCTGCTTTTTTAATCCCTTTAGAATTCTTGTTATATAAAGCCTCTTCAATAATTAAAGGTATTGAGGACTTTCCGGTACCATTTGTTCCAATAATCTGAGTTACATTATTATCATCTAAAACTAAATTATTGTCAGAACCATAGCTAAAACAATTATTCCATTGTAGCTGTTTGAGAGTAATCATTGTAAGTCCCTATAATGCTTGATATTTTTTCTGAGGGGAGTTCTAATATATAAGTGAAGTACTCGATTAACTCCTCTTCTATACTCATCTCTTTGTGTAAAAGTAGAGTAGCCTCTGTACTTCGTTTAACCACTTTCTTATCTAATAGTTCTGAGTTTTTAACTTTAGATAAGTCTTGTATATCTCCTTCCAGCTCATAAATTGTATGATTATAAGTGCTAGGTATCATGTCCTTTGGGTCTTGTACTGTTTTTCTAAGTAACTGAGGAAGACTAAACCTCTCCCACATCCATGACCAGTCTATATCATTTATTAATAAGTACCCTGTTTCTACTACATTTCTATGAAAAGTAGTTGTCATAGGGCTTCCTGGATATACAATGTTTCTTTGTGTATTGCTATGTGCATGTAAATCTCCTGCAAAAACTACAGGAAAATCTGCTAGTCTATCTAAATTCACCTCAGGTTTTACATGGGGCGGAATTTCTCCTCTTACATGAGTAAATAAAGGCATACTACTATCAAAAGCCTCTATACTACCTTCTCTATGTAAGTCTGCATAAGGAAGCACGTTAAAGCCTCTATCCTTGTCCACATAGGAAAAATCTGTTATATGAATAAAAGGATTAATATCCCTACTCACTTGCTTTAGCTGACTAAAGAAAGTTTTGTTCTTCTTTGTAGCTTCGTGATTACCATCATAGATAAGGGTTGGAATGCCTACTTTTCTTATAAAGGAAAAGTATAATTCTAGCTCCTCCATAGTTGGAAGACGATCAAAAAGATCGCCCCCAATTATGTGCATACTACACTCGTTTTCTATTTCATGAATTTGAGCAAAGAAGGCTTCATATCTTTTCTTAGCCCAGTCAACTGGGACATTTTTCTGCCCCAGTTTTAAGTGCCAGTCTGCTGTGAATAAAATCACCCTACATTAAACTCCGCTTCCAAAGTGTCATCTACTTCTGAAGTGTGTGCTTGTCGTATACGATCCAGCAACTCTTTTTGAGCATCTGGAGTTGGTCTAGACATTACTTCGTCCATAGACTTTACAGAGGCTGCAAGAGCTGCATCTTCCGCACTAAGAGGAGAAGGCTTACACTTAAGTGCCTGTAGTTGGTACTCTACATTATAAGGCAGAGGCCCAGTCTTAACACGCTTAAATTTAATATCCCATCCAGTTTCTGGATCGGTAGGATCACCGAGGTCTTCGGCAGCACTAATGATTGATTCCCAAAGCTTCTTCTTGAGATTGACAACTTTTACTTCACCGTTGTCAATACACTGAGTAGCATAGCTCCAGCCACATTTAAGATCAGGGTAGTACTCACGAACCCAATCTTTTTCTTGGTTTGTAAAGGCTTCTGCATTTCGATCAAAAGACAGACACTCTAAAGGAATGTTCTTGTCATTTTCACCCTTAACCCAGTATACATAACGAGCAAGAATATCACCTACGATACGCATGACATTGTCACCATCTTTATACTGAAAAGTGCTGATAGAAGTTTTTTGGGCAGAACCCTTTTGTTGGTTAAATGATATAGCCATTTAGTTTTTCTCCGTTGGGACTTCTTCATGAAGAAAATGAATTTCGCCATTCTCTAAAGAAAGTAGTCTATTATTGTTTAAAAAATTATAAGGATCTTCCTTCAAAAGAAGGGGATCTAGTGTTGTTTTACCGTAGGCTTTATAATCTCCATAAGACCTCAAAGAGGCAAGTGCTATGTAGACACAGACGTCTCGGTAAGAGTATTTATATGATTGGTATAGTAGAACGTCAGGATGAACTAAGAAGCTCTGCCCAGAAAAATCAATGAATGAATACTTGTAAAGTTTATCATACTTGTTTCTAGGAAGCTGCTTATCAACTAACATTTTGAAAACTCGCACTATCTCGGAAGGACTTCCTTTGCAAGTTTTAAAGATTCTATTCCAATTATATAAGAGCATATTATACCAGAAAGTCAAGGTAATGTCAAGAACTATTTTTTTATAGTTGGTCTATCTTATACCCCTGTTTCATATAGTATCCCATCCTATTGGAAGCCTGTCTTCGGGCTGTGTTTCCTTTTAGGTGGATATCTATCACTACAGGTGATATTTTATTTTCTTGTTGGCGTATGATACGCCCGATTAGCTGAGTGAGTAAAGGCTCATTATTAACAGGAGTTGCTAAAATTAAACAACTTAAGCTATCTACAGAGATTCCCTCTGAGAATATTGCCTGTGTTCCATATAGAACATCCTTTTTACCACTACGAATCTCGTCTAAGTATTCTTCCCTATCCTCATGAGGAATCTCGCCTGTAACACAGATAGACCTATCGCCTGTTAATTCTGAACAAGCCCGTAGAAAACTAACTCGGTCACTTACTACTAATACCTTATGCCCTTTAGTAGCATAAGCCGCAGCTATCATAGCTACACTATGTCGATACTCCTCTTGATTAGATAGGTGTGTTACTTTATTAGCCCAAGGAGTTCTCTGCCCGTCCATAAATCTTATCTCTGACGGGTATATAGTTATGGAAGGAACCATATAGTTCTCCTTTGGTGGCTTAAATACCTTATTACCAAAGTAGTCTCGAAACACCACATGCTTCCCATCTTTTCTTTCAATAGTTCCTGACAGGCCTATCTTATACCTAGCATAGTTTGTGTCTATTACTTTTGAAAAAGTCGGAGAGGAAACATGATGCATTTCATCTAGTATAATAGTGCCGAAATGTTTATTTATCTTGAGAATATTTCTGTATAAACTCTGAGTATTCCCAATCACGATTGGAGCATCAATTTCAAACTTTCCGCTGCCTATTATGCCCGGCGTAATTCCATATACTTTTTCTACTTCCTTTGCCCATTGGTTTCTTAGCGGTACTGTATGAACAATGATAAGTGTTTTCTGTCCTAACTTGCCCGCGATTGCAAGGCCGGTAAAAGTCTTGCCCCAGCTTACCCAAGCGTTTATTATACAATTATCTTCAAGCTCGTCATAAACCTCCTGTTGACTTGGTCGTAGTGGTAACTTAAACTCAGGAAAGTCTACGGGTATATTGATACGCCTATCGACTATTTCGTAGTCCTTCGGTATCAAATCCGTTCTTCCAATTGGTATGCTTACCAACGTATCTCGTACTCGTGCCATATTTTTTATGACAAAAGGCGGATCTCTTGGATTAAACGAAGGAATAGTATAGGTGAGTTCTTTACTTAAAAAGTCCTTGTATTCCTGGGTCACCTCAAGATAAATGCGGTTACTGATTAGTGCTTTCATTATACGACGAAGCTCTCTCCACACCCGCACTCATTTTGAACATTAGGGTTTTTAAATTCAAATCCTTCATTCAACCCTTTCTTGACATAATCCATTTCAGTACCTTTAAGATACACTAAACTTTTAGGATCAACAAAAATATCAATCCCGTAGTTTTCAAACTTTAAATCTTCTTCTATTAGTTTATCAACTGGTTCAAGTACATACATCAGTCCTGAACAACCTGTTGTTTTAACAGCCACACGAATACCTATACCCTTACCTCTATTTTCAAGATAATTGTTAATATGATAAGCTGCTTTTTCTGTCAAACTAATTTCCATTTTATACTTTTCTTTTAGTGTCTTTGAGTTTTACTTTAGAGTACTCGTATAACAACCAGGGGGTATTCCCCATGTGTAGTATGCCTGCCCACTTCCTACCATCTTCGGGGGGTCTAGGTATAGTGAAAGGAGGTCTAATACTATGCACCCACAGTAAAGAAGCAACCTCTTTTAATTCAACTTTACGGATTTTATAGTATTTTAAATTACAAAATTTAGTTTTCTCATAAGTAAAAGGAACGCCTTTTGAGTCTATAAAATTCTTCTTTGTTTGTTTCAGCAAACCCACATGACTAATCAGAGAACGCCTTAGAGGCAGTAACTCCGTAAAAGGGGTCTGTACTCGTCGAACCCCTAAAGTATCCCCAGGCATATTAGTATCATCTACTAACAGGTCATCTATAAAAAGCAACCCGTCAGAATAGCTCCAATTGTCGGAAGGTATCTGAAATACGGGGAACGATATTCGTTGAACATCCCTGTATGTTATTATCACTTTTCTGTTTATCCTTATAGTCAGCTATCGCAGCTTTTATTGCATCTTCCGCGAGTACACTACAATGAATCTTTACTGGAGGCAATGCTAATTCTTCGGCTAATTCTACATTTTTTATAGAGTTAGCACTATCTAAAGTTTTCCCCTTTACCCATTCAGTTAAAAGAGAAGAGGAAGCAATTGCACTTCCACACCCATAGGTTTTAAACTTAGCATCTATAATCACATCATCCTTTACCTTTATTTGTAGTTGCATAACATCCCCGCAAGAAGGAGCCCCTACCATACCGGTGCCTACGTTTTTTGTCCTTTCCATTTTACCTACATTTCTAGGGTTAGTGTAGTGATCTAGTACTTCTTTAGAATATGCCATATTAAATTACCTCCAAGGTAACATAGTCATGCCAATTACATTTAGCAATAACTCAAGTAGAATAAAAAACAGTACACAGGGGCCTAATTGCCATGCCCACCATTTCCAGCCCTCTAAACTATTCACCCAGGTAGCTAACTTACTTTTTCTTGCTTTATCGTAAGCTCCGCTACTCTCGCCAATTCTTTCGGCCCAATAATTGGGGTCAACCGCGTTTTTAAATTTTCTTAGTATTTTTACTAACATACTATGCTTCCATATTGTTTCTCGAATTTACCCATTGAGTAGTCATCTCCAACATCAAAATCACAGCCTACAGGTGCTCCAGGAATTGCTAGCCCTCTATCCATTTGTATGTAGTATTCTAACTGATCACAGTATAAATCTACTTCTCCATAAGGCACTTCTGCAAGTATAGAGTCATGAACTAGAGCAAAAATCTTAGCCTTATAGCCCGCTTTCTGTATAAAAGCGTGCATGTCTATAGCTCCCAATAAATTAATGTCGCTAGCAGCAGACTGGACCAAAAAGTTAAGACCAGAACGAATGCTATGAGATCGGACGCCTGCGTCTGACGATTTGACATTTGGTAATCTCCTTTTTCTTCCAAAAAAGCTATAGACGAATCCGTTTTGCTCAATGAATCTATGATTAGTTTCAATCCATTTTTTAAGAGCATGAAAAGACTTAAAGTAATCATCAATAACCTCTTTTGCTTCACTTTGACTGAAGTATGTACCTGAGTCTTTTGTAACTTGTTCACTAATTTTTTTAGGCCCCGCACCGTACATAATACCAAAGGTAACCGCTTTTGCGGCTTGTCTTTGTGTCGGAAACAGACTTGCAACGTCTTCTACTTCACAAGGTAGTCTAAATACTGTTTTAGCAATCGTACTATGAAAGTTTCCTCCTGAACGGAATACATCCATAAGGGCTTTATCTTTAGCTAATACAGCAGCTACATAAACTTCTGCTGTAGTTAAGTCCATTGCTACAATCTTGTTTCCTGGTGCAGCTTGTATACAACCTTTTACAATAGGGTTATCCCTAGGTAGTTGTTGCATATTAAGTTTACCGCTTGAAGTAAGACGACCACTAGTAGTAAACGAAAGATGAAAACCTGTGCGTAGTCTGCTATCTCTGTCCAGCTGCGGTATGATTTTGTCCAAATAAGTATTTTTAATTTTGGATCGTTGACGTATGTCAAGGATAAGTCCAGGAACTTCAGATTGGGTTGCAAGCTCTCCGAGTACTTCCGCATCCGTTGAGTTAGCACCCGTTCCTGTTTTCTTCCCAGTAGGGTTGAGACCAAGGAAGTCAAAAAGAAGGCTCCGCAACTGAACAGTGCTGTTAGGATTAAAATCTTTTCCATTTATTTTCTCAAATTTAGATATCTCAGGGTTTTCATACAATGTAGCTACAGACTTATCTATCTCTGTCTGCATTAACTCTTGAGATACGCTTAGCCTTTCTCTACTAAAAGGCACACCATTATCCTGCATATCAGTAAGAAATCTAGTGCCTGGGATAAGCAGGTTATCATATACTTTCTTCAGTTTATCATTTTGCTTAATTTTAACAAACTTTTCGTATAAAAGAAACGTACATAGAGCATCCATAGCTGCATATGTTTTCATTACATCAAAAGGAATACATTCCCACTGAAAATCAGCTTTCAATACTCCGTGTTCTTTTCTATAGTTATCCATCCAATCGTACATCGGCTTTTCATAATCGCCATAGGGTGTGTACTTGATGGATAGTGGTTTAAGACCATGCCCTCCGGGATTCTCGTCTATGAGGTAATGGAGCAACATTGTGTCTTCAAAGTTAGGGAATTTAAACTTAAAATGGTATTCAAAAAATGCCATATCAAACTTAGCATTATGAAATACTACCGTTTTCTTACTAAAAAGTTCCTGTAACAGTTCTTCAGTTCGCTCATCAAAACATTCTGTGTTAATATAAGCGCCCTTTTGGCCATCATAACAAAGCGATATACCGAGTATATAACCATCCCTAGGATATAGTCCCGTTGTTTCCGAGTCAAGTGCCACATATGTACCACTATGGTCAATAGCTGCTTGTATAAAGGCATTGCACTCCTCTGTGTCTTCAATTCCGAAAGCGATACTTTCATCTATAATAACCTCGTCAACCAAGCCTTTGATATGGTTGATTATACTCTCTTTTGAAGTTTCCCAAGTTTTACGAGCCTCAGGTTTGAATGTGAGCATCGCAGGATTAATTACGGGTAAAAATTTCTCATCTACTTTCTTACCGGAGTATTCGGTTACTGAATTGATTTTGGTAAAGTACTTGAGCGCGTCACTACCCACTAAAATAATCCAGTCGTAGTTGTCTGTGTTTATATTTATATCACAGTCTCGCTTTAATACTTTCTTAATTGTAGGGTCAGAACACAGTTGATACTGATCAAAATCAAACTCACTTTCAAACTCTCGTCTAAAGTCAGTTCTACCCTTTTTAGTTTCTACTAAGGCAACTCTAGCCATATAACTTCCTTTTTAATTTATTTACTGAAGTTTGGGATAATGCACCAGGGTCTGTATCCTTAAAATGGATATTCCTAGCTACGAGACCAGCTTTCTCACACGCACCCTTTAAATTTTCTGCCGCAGTCTGACCTGCGTCGTCTCCGTCAAAAAAGATTTCCACATACTCTGCTCCTTGCACTCGGAGCATAGACAGTTTAGCATCATTATAGTTATTAGTTCCAAAACAGCACACAGCATTAGTTAACCCTTTATCATGCAAGTTTATCATATCATAAATACCCTCTACCAATATAACAGAGCCTTGTATAAACTCTACTATAGGGAAGAAAGGTAGCTTAGCTCCTGGGGGAGAAAACTTGTACTTAGGCGTCCCACCTGTGGTGTGCCTTCCTTGAAAAGCTACTATATTACCTGATATGTCACGAATAGGAAATACTATTCTACCCACATGGTCATTATGTGAGTGTTGAAAAGCCTCAAACTTCTTATAAGTTTCAGGTCGAATATCTCTCCAGTTTCCTACATACGGCAATCTATTTTGAGGAAAGGACAAACCAACACTTTCGGAGCGTTTTTGTATAAGTTTCTTTTTAAAAAGGTCTCTCTGTTGCTGTAATTGATTTGCCCTTTCCCCAAAATGATTGAATAAATTACCTTTATACCCACACGAAAAACAGTTGAAAATACCAGTAATCTGGTCTATTCTCATACTAGGATTTCTATCTGCATGCTCAGGGTTTAGACACTTTACTAGATAGTCTGCACCCTTCTGCATGAAATAAATATTCTTCTCTTGTAATAGCCTTTCTATTTCCATTAAGCCCTTTCATGCGGTTTATAGTCTGAATCTTCTTCTTGACCATCTGAATTTAAATCAAGCATATCCCGTACTTTTTTCTTATAGCTCTCTATAAACTCTAATATTTCTTCTGTTTCTTTCGAGATAGGAATTTCGTCTTCGTCTAATTCTTCTACCATTTTTATTAATCCCAAAACTTAGTAGTCTCTTGTACCATACTTGGTAAACAATATGCGGTTATGTCTCTAGCAACATACGTGTAGTATGAATCACTATCATTGTATGTGCCTGTTTCTATTTTGTGGGCAAAATAGTTACATCTGTTTATATCTTTAAAATACATCTGATCTGTAGGAACAGCTGTTCCTCCAATAAGTACTTTTAATAAAAATGCCATTACCATTTATCTACCTATATCCTCAATACTTTCTCCACTAATTACTTGATACGCACCCTTATTGTACGCAGGTGCGATTGTATAACTACTAGATATTTCTTGTTTGTATGTCTCATCCTTCTCAGGACGATACGGTGTCATTGGAGCAGACGGGTAATAAGGAGTTTCTCTAATAGTAGGTTCTTCTCTATTAAGAGTATGAAATATAACTTTTTCTTTTCTTCTTGCTGTGGAAATTTTCTTACGTCGTCTACCGCTCATAGTGTGCCCCATACTTCTTTGAATAACTGACATTCGGACTCCATTAATTTTAAAAGTATATTATACTAAAGATGACATTAAATGTCAAGATATATTTTTAGAGGTCGTCTATGTCTTCGCCAGTCTTTTGGTCGTTTGCTTCTCTCTCCTTTGGAGTTAGAGAAGATTCTGGACCAATCTTTAATGTTTCCCAGTCCATTGTAGAAGTAAAAGAACGCATAGCGGCTGCTCTCATCTTAACACAATTAAATGTGATACAACCGTCTTCTTGACTCCAGGGTTCCATAGAATATGCTGCATCAGCAGCGTCAAGAATACCTTTGGCGAATCGAGCTTCACCGCTAGCGTCTGTTTGGTATGGCGAGAATATTGGGGTTTCAAATTCTTGCGCCATGCTCTTCAAAGCCTTACTAACTTCTATTTGTTCTGTCCAATCGTATTGCCCTCCACGAGAAGGTATACTAGATCGCTTAACTTGATTGATATAGTCGACTATAACTACGCCAACATCCATCTTGCTTTTAATTTTTTTATCAAGTTCGGCTCTTATCTTAGAGATAGTAAGAGAGGGGTCATAAACTACATCTAACTGTTGAGCTGGGAGAAGCTCACAAGTTGATTTTAGTTTATCGTGGAACTTTTCAAAGTCCCGATGATCTCGGTACTCCGCAAGTCGCTCTTGGCTATCTTGATATCGGGCAGCCCACCAACCAGCAACCTTTTCCCACTCCGTTACGTTAAGATTTTTAGCGCGTAGACGTGAAAAAGGTATATCAGTTGCAATCGAACAACACCGTTGCAGTATCGCTCGGCTATCCATCTCAATAGTGAAATAGATTGCAGACTTTCCAGATTCATAGACATTGTTAGCAATATTAGAGCAGGTAATAGATTTCCCTGCCCCTCGGCGACCGCCTACTAAGATTAAGTCTCGGGGGGAGAACGAAATCTCGTAGTCATTATCGGTATTCAAGCCGAGAGGCAGGTACTTTCCTAACTCCTCATCAGGTTCAAACAAGGGAATACGTTGCATACTCTCTTGTGGTTCTTGAAGGTCTACTTTATTTTCGATATCAAGAACAATCTGGTGTAGGTGTCCTACGGACTCCTCTGCATCCTCAAAGGACATAGAGTTATCAACGTAATCCTCAAGTGACAGTAGTATCTCTTTTTGAGTATACTCATTTTTCAGATACTGAAGAAGCATATATGCATCCGCATCTACTTCAATAGCATCTATGGCGAAGAGAAGTTCCTTAGTGGCACTATCTCTTAGCTCAAACTTGAGGTCTTCAAACGTGGGGAGCTTATGAAATTTTTCACAATGCTTGTCTATCTCAGAAAACAATCTGTGGTAGGCTGTGGGCAAGTAATGCTTACGCACTGATGACCAAGACTCAAAATCTTGCACATCTAAAACTTGCTTTATAAAAGCACTTGCGATATTCAATGGTTCCCCCGAATGAAATGTAGCTAGAACAACCCCTTGTCCTAGCTACATGGTTTTACTACTTCTTAGGAAGCAGCAGCTTTTTCTTTCTTTGCAGCTCCATCATAGTCTGACGCTGTCAGCCCACGACGGGTAAGCATAGTTTTGACGCCTCTGGCAGTTTTACCAATCGCTTCTGCAATCGCTTCTACTGTCATGTCAGTTACATCGCCCAGATCAGCCAAAGGATCTTCCTTTGCTGAGCCTTTTGTGTGCTCTTGACGGGGGATAGCGTCGATTTCACCGGAACGAAGAAGGCTAAGAGCCTTACCACGAACACTGTTTACAGTACGGTCAAGTTTCTCTGCGATTGCTTCCACAAACGCGCCGTCGTTAACCATAGCTACGAAGGTACCTTCCTCTTCGGGGGAGTAAGTCCTAACAGTCTCCACTTTAGGAGCAGCTTTAACATGGCCAGTAAGTTCCATAGAAAGAATCTTACCTTGAATAGACTTAGGACTAAAAGCCCCAGCTTCAAAGTGAGATGCGATCTCTGCGTAGGTATACTCACCGCTGTTGTCTTGGACAAAAGCAGAGAGAGTAGCTTCTTGAGCCTCGCTGAAAGCGCGTGCACTTTTAGCGGAAGCAAGTTCTACTTCAAAACCCATTTTTCGCAGTTTGCTAGAAACTGACCGTGTAGTAGTCTCAAGTTGGTCTGCAGCTTCTGCTACAGTTGCTTGAGAAACTGGTACTTCATCACCGACGAAATTAGTGAGCTCGTCAGTACGCTCATCAGTCCACTTAGGCAGTGTTGCCATTGGTTTCTCCTATAAAATCTAATAGATTAGTTACTATTGTTATGCCAGACTCTCTGGCCTTTTTTGTTTTTGCAGATTCTATTCCACTTTCATTCACGAGAATGGTTACATCTTTTGTAATAGTACTCTTTACTGCGTATCCTTGGGCTGCTAGTGCCTGGGTTGCGGCAGCTTTAGTTTTAAAACTTGTTAGTTTACCACTAATACATACTGTGCTTAGGGTCTTTACTGCTTCTTTACGTTTCTCAAACTTAAAATCAAACGGTAAAAACTCAAAATTATTAATCCATTCATCTTCGTACCAACCCATTAAACTCTCAGTAGTCTTAATTCCAAGACCCGCGTCACGACATTTGCCCATGCTAAGCTCATTGAGGCCGCTAATTGTTGTGGACAATTTCTCTGTTGCAGTCTTTCCGACTAAGGGTATACTAAAAGCTGGCAGTAATTGGTTTAATGTAGCTTTCTTACTATGTTCAATCTCTACAAATAGCTTATCTGCAAGCCGTTCTGAGGAGAGAGCAATCTTTGTAAGATCATAGTCAAGCGCATATAATTCCCATAAGCAGGTAATTGATAGCTTTTCTATAGTCTTTGGCCCAAGCCCTTTAATTTTTAGGGTCTTGGCAAAGTGCTCAATTTGTTTACTAATTTGTGCAGGACACTGAGTGTTCTCACAAAACAATAAATCATTTCTCCACGCCAAAACAAAACCACACGAACTACAAGTAGTAGGGGCTAATATCGCTTGCATGAAGAGTCCTCTGAAATTGAAAGTATATTATATCTAATTTTGAGATTAGTGTCAAGAATTATTTTTAGTTAACCCGTCGGACAATACGGGGGATGATTTCACCACTGCGTATGACTTCGACCTCGCAACCAATTTCCAACCCTAACTCATTAATGTATTCCATATTATGCAGTGTAGCTCGGGAAACTTGTGCCTCTCCGATTGTAACTGGGTCTAATATTGCTACTGGTGTTACCACTCCTGATTTACCAGTCTGCCAGACTACATCAAGTAGTTCTGTTATTACTCCCGCTTTCTGTTCTTTGAGAGCAATAGAACCTCGTGGGTGGTGTGCAGTAAATCCTGCTTCTTCCCACTCTTTTAGATTATCAAATCTGTAGACTATACCGTCTGTGGGTAGGTCTTTATAGGTAAAGGTAGTGTTAGTACAGAACCCAAGACCGTAGCAAAAGTTGAGTTTTTGAGTCCAGTACTTAAAGTTATTATTTGGTCGCATATCATGCACTATAAAAAATAAGTAAGGTGCTCGTTCAGAAAACTCCTCTTCACTTTTAAGTCCTAAGGAACCCGCTGCATAGTTTCTTGCATTAGGAACAGTATCAGCTGCTACTACTTCACCATCAATCTGACAGAGAGAGTTGTAGGTAATCCACCAAGGAACTGTTTTAAGGTAACGTACATTCGCTGTAATGTCAACCCCTGTTTTACCGTCCCCACGACTTGTAGCTCGTACTAACGCTCCTTTATCATAAATGAGAGATATAGCAGCACCGTCTAGCTTGGGTGTCTCGACAACTTCTTTGTCACTCATCCAATCCCAGACTTCTTGCTCTGAAAAAGATTTTTGTAATGAATACATAGGAAAGAGGTGCTTAACACCGGAGTCGGCAGTATAACCAACCTCTTTGTCATTACCTTCTAAAGCGTCCCACTCTTCATCACTTAACGGACTTTCACCATCTTCGTAATAAAGTTTGGCTATCTTGTTCCTGTATGCGTAATCTATATCTGTCATAGGTTCTCTCATTTATTTACAGATATTATACTAGAGAATACATATAAAGTCAAGATTTATTTGGGGCATCCTCCGGATAAATCTCTTTAATTAGCTCACCAAAGTTTTCTTCTATGATTTGTCTAGACTCAGCAAGAGATATAATCTCTGTTAGAGCACGGAATAGCTCTCTAGAATTATTAAAGTCAAGTGGAAGGGCTACCCCCGTAGGAGTAGGCTTCCATTCTTCTTCAAAATCCATATAATACTTTCTTAGATGCAGGTATTCTACACCCCTGAAAGTATTGACAGTGAGCCGTACTTGCTCTTGTTTTTCTTCGTCGTAATGAATTACGTGCTCATAGATATTAACAGGATCAGTCATATCTATCATGATTCATTCTTCAGTACAGAGGCTAAAGGGACTACACTTGTTACATTAAAAGGCTTTAACAGACGGTAAGAGTCTGTATCCCAGCAAAATAGTAATAGTGTATTGCTTGTCTCTTTTGCCCTGTTTTTCTTGCTCTGAATATAAGGCGTACTAAAGTCCAACGTGCAAACATTGTACTTTAGTTTTTTTGAGTTCTCACTACGATAAGTAATGATTGCGTCGCCGTACTCCGTGACAAGAGCAGTTAGTTCTTGCTTTTTCACTAAGGCTCCTTAGGTTTAGGTGGGTAAAATCTTTTACTGTCCTATACCTAGATGTAGCCTACATAGTACTAGTCAAGCAAACCAGTAAAGTACTGAGCAGCTTTACCTGTTAACTTAGATATAATATCTTCATCAACTGCGTGTCCACGAGCTATAATAGCTGCGGAAAGGGCATCCTGTGCGGCTTGCTTTGATACCCTACTTCTACCACCAGGACTACCGGCAGGGCTGCTAGAAGCTTCTTTCTTCACATACACACCAGCTTTGCTAAGAATCATGCGAACTCCGTTAGGGCTTTCACCTACTTCGTCAGCTATATCTTTTACAATCTCCATAGATGTTTCGGGAGTTGGGTTTTCTGCTTCGTACTGTTCTATTACTTGTTCTTTTTTACGTTCATCCCACGCCATTCTGCGTTTCCTTGTTTTAGTTTTCATTCCTGGACAAGTGCCCAGCCTATCTATTTGCTGTTGATAAAATCGGTCGCCCATAGGTTTCCTTGATTTTGAAATGATATTATATCGCGATTTAACATTTGTGTCAAGAATTATTTTTCACTTGCTAGTATTAAATCTGCCTCCATTCTAGTATACTATCTTTTACGATATCTTCATACATATTTGTCTCAAGAGATACTGCCACTACTTTATCACTATAGTGGTTACTTGGTGAGTTATATCCACCTATTAAAGTGTAGGTGCCTTCATGTATTTTATCCGAAGTTACACTTTTATACTTTATATAACACTTTCCTACTGCTAATGCTTTTGATAGTTCGTTTGTGTTCATATCTTATTTAGATTAACTCCATACTCCTCTAAATGAGAAAGCTTGCCCAGTTCACAGGCGAGGACAAAGGCATAATAGCCACCGACAGTATCATTTTCTGTATTTTCCAGAATATATACTCGGTATCCTTTACTTTCATAGTTATTCTTTACTGTTATTTCTGCATCTACGATTGCAGGTGCGTGGTACTTTGCTGACCATACTTTCTCGCCAGGGTTAAACGTATCTGCTACACAATTCTCAGGAATTATACTAGGCTGAACGCGCTCCTCTTGGCTTGCAGGTCGTTGTGGTACTCCTACTCTATCGAGTATAGAGCGTACAAACCCTGCTGACCGATACAACCCCGCTGCTATTTCAGAGATAGACTCTCCTTGTAAATAGTTTGTTATAGCTTCAGTTATCTCGTAAGCCTGAGCTTTTTTACCTTTGTTTGTAGCCTTTCGTTTTGCTACATACTCTTTACGCTCTTGGAACTCTGTTATGATCTTATTCAATCTCGTAGTGTTATACGAGATGTTAAGTATCTCACATGCTTCCTTTTTCGTGATGGCTTTCTCTTGTGAGAGCAGTCCTATCACTTTCTCTATGTTCGTGTTCGTTAGGTTCTCGTAGTCTCTTTTCTTCACTCTTGGCAATTAATTCATCCTCTAATTTAAACATTAAGCAACACATAGCATGTGCAAGGTGTGATAACCCTGTTTCTTCGTCTGCACTTTCACCGTCTATGTGTGCGAAAATATGTCTCAAAGCAGCACTAGTATACCTATTCTGTAGGTCGTCTACTTTCCTCCAGTTATGAGGATCGTACTTCTCTGCCCCAAATGTTAACACTTTTCCTACTTCATTTATAGACTTAGGAGGTAATAAATATAACTGTGGCTTTCCACCGTCGTACTTTCTTCCTTGTTCTAAGTTCATCATGATTTCAAGTAGTTCATCTCCTTCCTTACTCTCATACCTACCACACCAGTTACAAGGCTCTCCTTTAATTGTGGCAAGATGGCCGCTGTAATAGTCGCAAAAGTGATGCCACCAATCGTCTGGGTTCTCTTTCATCTAGTAATCCTCTGTTCATATTCTGCTTCTCTTTCGTCCCACCAAGGGGGCTTATCCCTGTACTTCCAAGAAGCAAAGGCTGCTTTGTCCTTATGATAGAAATTCCGGTACGCAGCTACTGCATCGTTTCCTTTGAGGGAGTCAGGCATGGCCTGTGCAAAATCAGATAGTCCACTTCGTGGTAGGCTAACTGGTGATGGTAGCTTAAGTATAACTTCATGCACGGATTTATGGGACTTGCCATATCTGTATCCGTACTCTTCATTAAGGGCAAGAGCGTAGCAGAATAACCATTCGTAGTTATCCAGTGAGCTACGCGCCCAAATGGTACAAGGATGGTTGTACATAGTAGGAAGATAAGGAAAATCTCTAACAGTGTTTGTCTTTGCTGCTTTAATGACTGCCCACTCTTCTTTCGTAAGTTTTCTAGGAACGAATCCAATGTATTTTTCTACCCAATGATTTGTGCACAACATTTGTGCTGCCTCTAAAGGCATTTTGACAATGTGTTTGTCAACATGATACTCTGCACACTTATCAATGTTTTTATCTAATATAAAAATATTCATGCGCGTATTATACTTCTTTTCAGTATTTATGTCAAGAACTATTTAGTCTTCATACGCCTTAATTACACTTGGAAAATGAGTACCTATTATATCCCAGCACAGTTCTGCAATCTTCTGGTGCTCTTTCTGTGTTCCATTACCCATCCTTAATTGACAGTAGTGTATCCAGCTACGAAGAGTTCCAGCCATATACAAAGTAGTACTAGTAAGCCCTTCAGGAAGTACTGCTCTGGCTTGTTCCTTTGCAATTCCCTGCTGTAACGCCCATTCGTATACTTCTCTATTTTTCTTTAAAACTTCGACTTGCTTCATTTGCCAACTTTCAGACAACCTTTTATCCTCTGAAATATCAGAGTCAATATCAATACTGTTTTGTCTGTTCTTTGGGTCTTGTTTACGGGCCTCTCTACTTTCAAAGCCATCAGATATTGCATACCTCTGACTGAACTCTTGATAAGAAAAGCTACGGTGTCGTACTATTTGGTGTGAGATGTCTCTAGTTGTCTGAATAGACATAGTAAGAGATACCATCTCGAAAGGACTCCAGTGTTCATTTTTGATTAGGTACTTTAGCAACCCCGGAGCTGTTTTACTATTGTTCTGGTTTCCAGGATTACTAACTCTAGCACAATAGGCTACGAACTCATCTGCGCTTCCTGTGTCTGTAATTGCGGACGGTTTAGTTAATGCTACTAATTCTACTTTCACTTACGATACATTCTCCATTCTAGTCATTAATCTTTCAGCTCGATTCGTTACTTGTCGATACCATTGCGAATCTCGCCCCTCTACTGCTGCTTGTATCCAATCTTGGTGTTGCAATTCCCTACTAAAGTTCTTGAACTTAGATAGGCGAGGCCTACCCATATTGAACATCATATTAATTAAAATCTCTTTTACCTCTTGAGGCGCACTCGCAAACCAAGGGTATAGTATTCTACACTCATCCGCTGCTGTTTGTAGGTCATCTACTAAACAAGAGTCTACTCTTTCCTTCGTTACTTTACTTCCTATTTCTAGGTGCTTCTCTGGGTCGGAATCTTTAATTAGATGCCCTACTCCAAAGGTCGGATAGCCTAAGTGATCATTATAGATTTCATACACTACACCTTCGTCTTCCTTAATTTGATTTATTAAATTTTGTGTTATCATTAATATACCTTTATTAAATCCCAGTTCATAGGTTCTTCTGACCGTATTTCTACGGGATGTTTTTCCATGTCCACAAACTTTATTAGTTTTGGACTTATTTTGTTTACTTTAATAGCTTTGTAACTCTTAGCAACTCTACGGTAGCTTGTATTACCTTCTGCGTCTACTTCTTTTGCTGCTACAAACCAGATAGTTAAATGATATTCTTCATAGATTATCTTCTTCCACCATCTAACAAGCCAGTTTTCTTTTGGTACTGCTACTTGTACAGTGTTTTTTCGTGCTGGAAGCTCTACTCCTCCGCCCATTAATTACCTCCAAATAATTTAGGGAGCTTAAAACCACTTGTCTTCTCTGTGATAGCTTCCTTAAACTCTTCTTGGTTTGGAGCAGTTTCTTGATCTGCTTGTAGCTCTGCATTCTTTTCAAGCCACTCTTCAGCTTCGTCAGCTGCATCTGTAGCCTTTCTGTAATACAGTATTATTTCTTTTTGTTGGCGAATAAACCTGCGTATCTCTTGCAAGTTATAAGCCATACTTTCATACCCTGCAGGCGTGAGGGCGATTACTACAAACTCTGCACCCAGTAGTTCTTCTACTTTTGCAACTGCTTCTTCGTAGTTATTTTTTGTAATAACAAACCATGTCACATCTTGCATGGTTATTTCTTGCGGTAAGGGTGGCTGATAGATGTCTAATTTAACCTCCGTTGTTACTACTTCTACAGGAGGTGGAGGAGTGTAATCTACAGTCGGTAGAAAACTACACCCACTACTCAGGAGTATCGTAAGACTGCTCAGCGCTAGTATCGTCGGCTTCATCTAATTCCCTGCTATCTGCTTCTACTTGGCGAAAGACCTTCGCCGTTCCACTATTAATTTTAGGTTCCATATACTCTGGCCGTGCCCTTGCGGTTTTAGCCAAGCTATGCCTTTTAAATACGTCTAAATACTTATTCTTTTCCATCTCTAAAGCAGTTGCTTTCTTAGTAAGACTTGCAAATGCTTGAGCTTGGGCTTTCATTTGCTTTTCCATGTTCTTAATAGTATTCATGTTAGTTTGTGCAGCCGTTTGAAGAGCCACGTTCTGTTGGGTTGCTGCTGCAATATCCATCTGTTGTTGATTTATTCGGTTATCTTTTTCCTTTACTACTACTACGTGATACCCGTATCCAGCACCTCCTATAATGAGAAGTATAGGTAGCATTTTAATCATTCCAAACATATTTTTCTCCTACCTTGGCACATCATCGTCAACATCTATTAGACCTTTATTTATTAGATAGTTGACTGTGCCTTTAATTCCTACTTGCTTTCCGAGATGCCAGCAATGTATTCCACACCCTATAAGACAGAATGCAAATATTACAAAACCAGCTAATGTTGTTACCATGTTTATTCTCCACACGTTATTATTCTCAGAAGGGTATATTATACTATAAAACAACTGTCGTGTCAAGAAACATTTTTAGAATGTGCAGTAAAAAATAGTTCTTGACATAGACCTCTTACTTTGCTATAATACTCTCATGAAAATTTATAAAAAGAAGCCTTGGAGTAGAGTCGAAAAGGGTATACTATCTAAGTACTACTATAT